GTGTTTGATCTGCACCAGCTAATACATTACCACCTAAACACATTTGCTTTGCATAAAATGCATTACAACTCGTATGTAAAGATAAATGATAGTGAATACCAGTAGTGTTTAAATACGTAGATAAATTAACCCAAGATTTTAAAAACTGGCCGCTATAATTAAAGTCAAAAAAATTAAATACTATAGTCATCCCTGTGAAAATATTTACAGGGATTTTTTAAGAAACAACTAATTCTTCTTAAACTTACTATCTTTATCAATAGCAAAATTAGCCCTACTAAACTCTAATCTATCAACAAACTTAACAGCATTACCTGTAGCATCAATAGCTACATAACCTTCTGGATCTGTTACTACTAAATCACCATTTGGTTCAAATAAATAATTCTTCATACTAACCTCACGCATCATATTATTATATTTTTGGATAAATATGTCTTTAGCTTGTTTAATTGCTTTTTGAAATTCAAATACTGTAAATATATCTTCTTTAGCATCTTCTATTAAAGATAATAACTGTGCTCTATTCTTAGCAGCCTTTTCTTGACCTCTAGTACTTTTAAGCTTTTCTATTTGCTTATCTATTCTACTTGTAAACCACTCTACAAATTTCTGAAAAGAAATAGCTGTGTCAGTTAAAAACTCCCCTTGTCTTATCTCAGTATTAATATATGTATTAAGATTAGCTAAAAGTTTATCTGTTACTTTATTAAAATCTATCCTTTGTAAGTTTTCTTTAGCAGTATTGATTAATCCCCTTACAATCCCTGTCTCTTCCTCTGTTAAAGTAATATACCCTGCATCATTCTCAAAATAAGCATCCTTAACATAAACGCCCGGGCCTGGATCCAAATTTGTAACATCAACACCGAACTTTTTGGTCGAAAATCTAGGATACCCTTGTTCATCTACAGTAATATCATATTCAGTATGAAATACGATCCCAATTTTAGAGTTTAATATGTTTTGACCTTCTTCACTACTTGTTGGCACGGCATATACAATGGTATTAGGTTTAAATAGTACATGCTCCTCACCATCAATAACATCTACCTCCTTTATCTCATCATCAAATAAAAAATCACCTTGATAAGCAGAATTAAATCTTAAATTCTTAAAATGAACAAAAGTCTGGACTAGTTTGTCGACTAGTCCAGGAGCTTCAGCATGATTTCGTTTAATATCATCAATTGAATAATTAAGTTTAGGTATTTTATTAAAGACAGACTTACTACCTACAAAAAAATTACCATTAGGATCAGAACCCATTACTACTGCCGGTGCTCCATCATACTTTACTGTTGCATTTACTACTCGAGGAGTATTACTATCTAATACCTCTGTTAAAGCTTCAAGATAATTAATAGCTCTTACAGCGCCGGTCTTTTGATTAGTAAGAATAAGCTCTTCGAGATGAGTCAAATGTTTATTTGGCCCGGCTGACTCATATAAAGGAAAATATTTCTTATAAGTTAACATTTTTGTCTATATATGTTTATTCGTATACTAACATCCTTTTTTAACCAACTATCACAAAACCCTTCTTCTATTAAATATCGTACAATCTTATTTGGTATTCTATCTCCATCAATTATATTATCATCATCAAAGATACCAATAACATAAGGCATAATCTTTACCCTATATCCCATTACCTCTGTATCATATAATCCTAGTACTGCCATTTTATGTACCAAATGTAAATCTTGTTGCCGCTGGTGAGATATTAAAATTATACCAATCATTTTGCGTCAAGAAATTAACTGTTCCTTCAAGGTTCATTGACCTGAGGTTTGCCCACCGAACATCATAAAGATTGTAGCCACCGGGTAATTTCTTCTGGTTACTAGCGTAGTAAATAGAAACAATAATATCATCGTTATGACCAATAATATAATCATATAAAACTATACTACCAATGAACCTATTTATAAGAGACTCACCGGCGGCAGTTTCTGTCTCCAGGTGCTTCCCTTTAAACTTTTTGTAGTCTTCCTTACTAGCTTCTTTCAGTAAGTCTATTAACCATTTGAGATTTTGACCCTGGAATATATCATACTTACCTAATTCCCCTTGAATATATTGCCATTTCTGCGGATGGTTATCAAAAACAAATCCGGTCGCTTCGTTTACTGGCGCACGAATAGCATCGACTATATTTCTTGCGGTAGTCATATAACCGCTTTCTCGAGACGATGCTCCTATAATTTTATCATTAGTACCTACTTCTAAAGTTACATCAGCACCGTGTATTTTTAAATGATCAATTGGTAGACCGTCGATCAAGTCAACATCACCGGTATTACCTTTTATACCATTACCTAAAATACCTAAAACAAACTCACCGTCACCTACTGCAGTACCACCAATTTGTGGATTAATAACAAAGATCTCTTTAAAGAAGTCTTCAACATTTGCCTTAACAAATTTACTTAATATAGGTTCAGCAAAATCTTTGAATAAATTAAATTGGCCATGCTGTCCAGAGAACCAGTCTTTTAAATTATTATCCCTAAATCGATTTTCTTTATGCTCTTTAAATGCTTGCCAGTCAATTTTATATTTGTTATCAAACAATAAATAATCGAAAACTTTAAAATACTTATTGTCTTTAGGATCACCGCCGGCGGCTGTATCAAATTGAGAATCTCTAATTAAGTCGAGTATATCACTTTCGCTACCTGCGGCGAGCTTATCTACATAATTAGCAACCATATCAGCTTGATCTTGATCTACTGTACCTAATTGGGCTGCTCCGCCGGGTCCAGTCGCCGTTATATCAATGTCGGGTGTCGCTTCGTTAAAAAACTGTTTAAATGTTATCATATTCCTGACGGGTATTGTTCTGGTTCGGTCTCATGTTGACGTGATGGATCATTTTTTGTACCTAAAGCACTTAACATTGCACGCTCCCATTCATCTAATCCAGCCTTCTCTCCTAAATCATCGCTAGAAAACATAAGATCATATGACTTAATAATCAACTCATTTAATTTAGCTATGGTCTCATCATTACGTAAAGTTTTAAAGGCTAAATTCTCTATAGAGAACTCTCCCTTACTTAAAAGACCTTGTTTGCGCATATTCATAAGTTTATCTTTTAATTTTTGAGCACGCTTATTAATGAGACCTAACTCATCTTTATCATTAGTATTATCTAATGAATCTTCTAAAAGATCAAGCTCTATTTTAAATTGAGAAGCCTTTTTTTGTACATCTTTATGATCTATTTCCGGAGGATCATGTACTGGCTTTTTAATCCATTTGTTATCTTGTAAACTAAACAAACCAGAAGCTACATGAGGGTCATGAACGTCTTGAAAATATAATTCAACCTCATGACCATTAAATTCGATATCATGTCTTAAGTTCCATATGAATCTCTTTCCATCTAATGCTCTCTTTACTATAGTTTCATCTTCATTTATGTCAGCAAAATCTAATAAGAGATGTACATCAAGATCAGAATAATCAGAATAATTAAAATTAGACATTGAACCTGTTAATTGGACGTCTTCGATCATTTCAAGCGTAACATGATCATCACCTTCTATAAAATCATCTACAATTGTAAGTATATCTTTTAATACATCTTCTTTAAACTGACCGTTAGTCCAAAACTTAGGATGTAGAGTGTCATTGTAATAAGTATTTCGTTCAAAATAATGTTTAAAAGATTCTTTTTTACCAGTACTCTTAGAGCAGATAGCATAAGCAGAAGATTTATCTTTTCCTTGCTTCTGAACCTTCTTAACACATCTTTTAAGTTTCGCTGGCATCTATCTAATTATTTAATCATTTTAAAAAGTAATCATAAAAAAGTCTATTTCTTCTATCTAACAGTACTTTCTTGTTAGAATCTCCAGGTGTATAATATCTATGATACTCGGCTCGCATTAAGTTCATATCCCTAGTAAGAACGCCTTGCGTAAATTTTGGGTAGTTAAGATAGTTAGGATGATTTTTGACTGCAAACTGCGGACCTATATTAAATGCAAGATCTATAAACATTTGAACACCGGCAGGATATTCTTTTAATAATTTATTATATGCATCAATACCTAATTTCTTTTTAACTATATTGTCTGCATCTTTTAAATCTTTCATAAGAAGAGCTTCTACATATGCATCAGTAAACTTAGGTT